ATATATTGGTAATATTAACGCCACCATTGTCTTCATCATATTCTAAGTCACCTATGATAAATTCATTTGTAATTAATTTAACAACATATATTGTCATTCTATATTCATATTATTAATTTTAAAGTTGAATTTCTCTTCATTATATATATTTAATCTTTCATAAAAATGTTTACATACAAAGTTTACATATTTCTTATATCTTAAATCATCAACAATATCATATAAAATTGATATATTATTATTATCACTTTTACGTAATGCACGACCAATTGACTGTAAACTTCTAATACGACTCTTTGTTGGAGATGCAAATATAATATTATGTAGATTTTTTATATTAATACCTGTAGAATAGGTTCCATATGATGCTATGATTATAGATTCAGTAGCATTATTTTCAACCTTTAATCTTATTTCTTCTCTAATATCAGCTGATACTTGGCCAGAAATAAAATATATAGACTTATTTTTAATATTATGTTTTATCAGTTTATGTAATGGTATACCGTGTTTTTCTACATAATTATACAATATTAAAGTATTACCATTTAATGATTGTGCTAAGTTACTTATTATTATATTCCTTCGTTTATTAGATATTATCCAATCCAGTTCTTCATGATATTTAAGTTTTCTTACTTCTTTACATTGAGATTCTTTATATTTTAATACTATGCATTGTATTTTAAAATCAGATAATGTATTAGAATCTATTAACTTTTTTGTTGTTGTTATTTGTTTTATATCACCAAACAACCCATTCAACACTAATTTATGTGTGTGTGTACCATCTAATGTGCCAGTTGTACCAAATCTATATTTACAATGAACTAAATTATTCATTATTTTTATAAGAGAGTTTGATTTAAAAGAATGACATTCATCACCAATAACTAAACCAAATTGATCATAATATTCTCGTTTAAGTTTATATATTGATTGCCAAGTTGATATAATTACACTTTTATCGGTGTCTTTAGACTGACCTTGATAGATTTTATGACATAACTTTTCAACGTTGAATCCATAATCTTTAAAGTCACCATACATTTGAGACACTAATGATGTGGTGGGCACAATTATAAGAACTTTTTTATTGTTTAAATCTGGGTGTAATAAGAAAAATCTGATAATAGAGTATATTATCAACGATTTGCCAGAAGCAGTAGGAGACAACAACACGGCACGACTGCTGTTAATCGCGTGCATTATGGCATCAAGCTGGTAGTCTCGGTATACAATATCTTTACCTTTAGATTTGGGGGAAATATAACGAGATAATTGACCCATGTCTGTTTTGTTGAAATGGTTGTTGGGGTTCGGGGATTCACTATCAACAACATCGTATCCGTTGATGTTGCAGAATTCTATTACTTTATTTTTCAATCCTGTGTATATTTTTCTGTCAACAGGATTAAATAATCTTATATTACCATCCCATATTTTCTTTTTATATGTGGGCATGAATTCTGCACCAGGAACTTTAAATGTAAAATAATCAACTAATTCTTTGAGTATGTGCATTTCAGGAGAATCGATTTGCAAATAAGATTCATCCAGTTTATAAATTATAATATGATTATTGTCTGTCAAGAAGCTTCCATGAATCGTTTAAAATCAATTAAATTCTTAACAGACCACCGTTTGTCACCCAACAAGTCCAGTGTTTTATCTATTAGGTATAATGTCTGTTTTGTCATTTCATATTTTAATTTATATTCACTTATATACTTATCACAATCTATCCATGACATTAATTCAGATTTGGATATTTTATTACCATGTATTTCCCAACCTAAATTATTTATTTCTTTATCAGACAATTTACCATAATAATACAAAGTTCTTAATCCTGTTATCTTTTTATATTCTATAGACATAGTTAATAATTTAGACTTATATATTTGTTGATATTCTAACCATTTTCCAATCATTAATTGTGTATTAACTATTTCACCGTTTTGATCACCGATAGTTAATATATCGATTTCTAAATCCGATTTAGATTCTTCTATTAATGTTTCTAATGTAATCATATTATATTATTTATTTTCTCCACTTTTAAATTAGTAAATTGAAAATCAACAATACAAGCAACATTATTAGTCATAGTATCAGTTGTCGTTAGTGTGACTTCAGATAATGAGGTAGGGAATACATCATAAAAAGATAATTTCATTACTGGTTGTTGGTTATTATCATATAACAATAAAAATGCAGTTGTTGTTATATGGTCAATAGATTCTGTTAAAAACTGTCTGCTTTTAAATCCTGAATATTGTTGAAAATTATCTGGAAACCCCAATCCAGTGAACCATTCATATAATTCAAACCAGTTTTGTAAATCTTCATTGACTATAAAGGAGATATTAATAGTACCATATGATAATCTATCTCCAGGTTCTTTCCTTTGTATGAATGTAGTATCTATAGGAGTTTCACCTAGATTTATAGATGGAATACCTATAGTCTGTATAAACCCACTCAAAGAAGGACATAAGTCTACTTCAAATTTGAATGATTGGTTGTTAAAATAATTTGAATTTATTTCCATAATAATATATTGTTAGTGAGTTATATAATATTTATAACACAAATATTATACACAAAAAAAAGGGTCACCTAAGTGACCCTTAATAATTTCTTAATGTTTATTATTATTATATTAACTTCTTAACTATGGTTGAACAGTCATTAAGTGGTCAATTCTAAATAAACGATAATATACATTTGAACGAGCAGTCAAACCAGAACCAGCGTCAGCGCCACGTGCAAATGGATTTGAAGCCAATCCGTAACGAGTTTTAAACCCGATTTTAGGTTGGAAAGTTTCATGTCCAACTGCACGAACCATTTGTAATGGAACATATGGACAATAGAAAATACCAGCGTCATAAGGTGAAGTACCTTTATATGCCAAACATGCCATTTCATACGCACCACCTGAGTCAAAATATGGGTCAATGAAAACTTTCAATCTACCATTAAGTACTCCAACAAATGTATTACCAGTATCATCAGGAGTTAATGAGTTGTTACTTGATAATGCTGGGTTAAAATCTAACACACCAGCCATTGATAATGCAGACGCAACATCAGAAGAACATATTAATATGTTAGCTTTACCACGACGTGTTAAACGAGCAATTGTGTTCATTTCTCTTTCTAATTGAAACATCAAACCTTTAAATTTCTCAACAGACCAACGACCATCAGCATCTTCAGTTAAATCAAAAATACCTTTAGTCTTTGTACCTGATTGAGCACCCAATTTAGCAGCACCATATACAGTACGAATAACCTCACGATTTATTTCTGATACAATTTCAGTTGAAAGAATATTAGATAATTCAGATTCAGCATCTAAACCATGAACAGCTTTTAGATCTTGTGCCAATTCAGTAGTATACTCTGCTTTCAATGCACGACTTTCTGCGGTAACAGTAACACGTTCAATTGAGAATGCCATCTCGTTGAAATCACCACCCTGACCTAAATCATTAGAACCAACAAACCCACCAGAAGCATTCCGGGCACCTAATCGTTCTGCATGATCTACTCCAGCACCTTTACCAGATGTATGTGAATGTACGTCATCATCTAATACTAAATCACCGACAGAATAACCTAACCCATAATATTGACCATTAGCTGAAGCTGTACCGCCACCTGAGAGAGAACCGCCACTTACCACAATATCATCCGCTACGATTGCACGTGCAACGTTTCCTGCAAATGGGTTAGTTGAACCATGTGTACCCATACCAGAAAATGATGTATCTGATTCGTTATAAAACGATTCTGGTCGAGTATTATTATCACGATCCACATAACGTGAACGCATTGCAAAGATTAATCCAGTTGGACCAGACATTGGTTGAACACCTAAAACATCATATGCCATTAAATTAGGCATAGTACGTCTAACTAGTGCGATAAGTACTGGATCCATTCCTTGGAATTGACCTTCACCACCAGGTACTGTTGGACTCATACCAGCACCAACTACGTTAGCTTCTGACATAATCAAACGTTCTTCTTTAACTGCTTTTTCTTGGTTTTCAAGTAAAATAGCACATACTGCTTTTTTGTATGGATCTGTAATTGGTGCAATATTTTCATGCTCTAGAACGGGTTTCCATTTTTTTTGTAATTCTTCTGATAAATGCATTTCAGTGTACATCTCTTTCTCCTTTAATTAATTTTTATTTTTTATATTAAATTATTATAATATGTTTATATATTTATAATTATTACTTTTTACATCTTGACAATGTACTTGCATAATAACTCATTAAGTCATTTGACCCTGTTACTTCAAGTTCTTCTTTCACCATAGGAGAATCTTCAATAGCAGTATCTGATGCATTTTCATCTAATATACGACTCTCTGTCACTTCTGATTCAGACGAAAAATAACTTTCAACAAAAATCTTTACTTTCCCTTTAAAAACTTCTTCTGAATTGAATTCTAAATGTTCACTCAATTTCTTAACTTTTTCCATTTGAGTTAATGTTAATCCTTCAGTTAACTCTGTGATAATAGTATCACGTTGAACTTTAACTAATTTTTCTGTTAACTCAATATTCTTGTTAATCTGAAAGTTTAAATCTTCTTGTAGTTTTTGTTCACTTTCTTTAGAAACTTCATAAATATCTAATTTATTTTCGGGAATATCAATATAATTTTCCTCAAAAACATTTTTAAGACCAGATATAAAATTTTCTAATATAGATGATTTAATACCAGATTCTATAGCTATTTTATTTTCTGATATCCATTCATCAACTGCATATGATAAAAATTTGTCAACATCTTCTAATAATTCAGTATGAATTAATTCCACTGATTCATTTAATTGTTTTTCATATTTTTCTTTATATTTTTCTTCTAATATTTCTAAATGTTCATTAATTTTAGTTAATACTGCCGATTCATATATACTTTTAACTTTTTCTTTATATTCATCTGTAAAGTCGTGACCAGATAAAATAGCATCGGTATCTTCAGAAATATCAATATCACTAGATGTTAATTTAAATATTTCTTCAGTATCTTCTACCACTTCTTCAGTATCTTCTACTACTTCTTCTGTATCTTCTACTACTTCTTCTGTATCTTCTACAGTGTTACTTGATGTTGGACTCATGCCACCACCAACTACATTTGCGTTTTCAGATACTTCTTCAGTATCTTCTACCACTTCTTCAGTATCTTCAGATTCATCAATTACATCAGTATCATCTACCACTTCTTCACGTAATTCGTTATATATAGATTTCCAATCAATACTATCCCAGTTAATACTGGAATAATCTTCAAATTGTTTTTTTAATTTAGTCATATTCTTTTCCAAATCACCAGCTGATTTAGACTTCAATGCAACCTTTAAAAGTTTAGCATCATTAAGAATATCTAGACTGGCCAATGACGTAGAAACCTTATCTTCTATCAAAGTTTCGTCATCTTTAATTGTTGTATCGTTGCCCATCAGTATCTCCCAATTTTTTATTTTAATTTATTTAGATATATATTATTTATAATATTTGTAATGTTATAACTTATTTAAAAAATCTTCAAATATTAATATTTTAGTTTTTTCTAAATTAGTCATTTTTTCACGTTTAATTATATTATGATAATCATTTATATTACATTCTTGTATAACACCATTATTCCAAACCCAATCTACTCCTTCCATTATTCCATTAACAAACGCATCAGGTGCTGATGGATCAGCGACTATATCAGCTGCAGTTGCTAAATAGAAATCATCTTGTACAGTATTAACACCTTTACTTGTATTAACCGTACCCATACCTCTAGAAGAAACACCTAGTTTAGCACCTTCATTTATTAAATTCTTTACAATAGATCCATATGGTGTTTCCGACATTATTTTAGCTTTTCCAATAAAATTATTACCATCTTGACGTAAGCTTTTAATTATATGTGAAACTCTTTCTAAATTAATAGATGGACCACTTGGGTGTCCAAGTTCACCAAATGCACGACCTTTGTTTATATAATTATCACGATATCGTTTAACTTCTTTTTCTAAAATTTCTGTCGGATATAATCTACCATTGCGATTTTTTATACCAGATTGTAAAAAAATACCTTCAATATATAAACTTTTAGATTTATCATCTTCTACAATATAACTTAAATCTTCATGAATTTCTGTTATAAGTTTCATGTCTAAAATCCCTTTCTCTTATTCATTGAAATCGAACGTTTTCTGTTGCTTTGGGATCTTTTCCCTTTACTTTTTCTTGCCGATTTCTTATTTCTAAGCTTCATCATTATTCGTTCTTTATTATCTATACGTACTTCTTTGCCATTTATGACTTTATATCCACTTTTAGTGGATATTTTTTTAACAACACGTTTCCCCTTTCTGATAACTTTTTTTCTAGTTATTCCTTCAAGTATCAAAAAATCTATAAAATTTTCCATATAATTACCTATAATTTATCTAAAATTATTACCAGAACCTTCATCGTCTTGATCTTTAAACTTAGGATCTTTTAATTCGTCTTTCATTTGTTTATCAATCTCTGATATATCATCAATTGTCATTTTTAATATATTCTTTCTAACCCAATCATGTGAATAATATTTACCAATAGCACCTATATTTACCATATCTGATATAATAGAAATACGATCACGCAATAATTCGGAATCTTGTATTTCATCATAATATGAATCTTCATTATATACAAAATTTATTTCATATTTAATATTATCCCATTCTTCCAATATTATTATATTCTTTAATATAAGTTGTTTCTTTAATAAATCATAAAACAAATTATTAAATTTATTCCTTAATCTTTTAATAAATCTATCAAATTTCATCTCATCTCTAGTTATTTCAGTAGCCCTACCTAACGCCATTGAATTATCTGATTCTAACCTAGATACTGGTACATTTAATGATTTATATAATTTCTTTTGAAAATATACTATATCTTCAATTTCACCTAAATTAGTACCACCAGGCAATGTTTCAATTTGTGCAGAATTACCTTCTCGTCTAGGAAACCAATAATCCTCTAACATAGACATATGATTTTTACCATCTTTAACTTCACCAGTAACACCATCATATACTACTTTATTCTTGTATTTATTCATAACATCACTAAGATATTGTTCAGCTTTCATCTTAGGTAAATTACCAACATCTATATAAAATACTCGTCTTTCTGGTGCTCTTGTATATCTATATATAACAGCAGAATTCTCAAGCATAACTAATTGATTTAAAGGTTTTATTGCCTTATGTAAATGCCCAACCGAATGATTCTTAGTAGAATTTCTCAAACCAGACGATATAAAACTTATAGAATCAAGTTCTATCGGAATCCCTTTAATATCTATATCTCTATCAACGCCACTCTCATTATATACATAATATTCTTTCACTGATTCAATAATATCCTCTGCATTACGTTTAACTTCTTTAATCTTTTTAATCTTTCTTGGATCAATTCTTCGTAATTCTTGTATACCTTCCTTACGTTTATTTGAATCTATTATTATATGATAATAAAGTTTCCCATCAATATACCAATTACGAAATATATCATATGACGACATATTAAAATCTAATTTCTGTAATATTATAGAAAATTCATTAGATATCTTTTCCGCTATCGGTTTAGATATCTTATCTGATATTGAAATTTTAATAATTTCAGAATCTTCAGTTATAACTGATTCCGAAACTATATCATCTATTGCCAATTCGACTTCAGCACTCATTGACATTTGACGATACTTATTTATTAGCTCATTATCACTTTTAAATTTATCATCAAAATTATAAAAGGAACCAGAAAAATTAGTGCTAGACACCATAGTGGAGTCATCGAGAACATTACCATCTTTCGGTACGAAAGATGGTAAACTCTTTTTCTTTTCTTTACCTAATGTAAATCCAAATAATTTCATAATATACTCACTTTAATTTATTGAGTTGCCTGAATAACACCGGCCACTTGTCCAACAACACCAGCCACTTGTGATATAGTACTAGAATCACCACGTGTCCATAAATCATACGCAAATGTCACAGTAAATTCCTCAATTTCATCATTAGTCCCCCAATTCAAATCAATAGCTTCAATTTCTGTAGGAAACAAATTTTTAAAATCATATAATGCAAGAGAATTACCACTTTTTCCTAACTGTTCCACCCAACCATCACGATATAAACCACTAAGATTAAGAGGATTAAATGTAGTTAGGTTTGCTTCAGGCATATTAATCATCTCCATCCATTCCTCAAATTTACTCCTAATTCTCCAACCTTCATCATTAATAACCGTTATCGTCCAATCCTCATATGTTCTATTACCAGGCACCTTTAAAATTCTACCCATATAATTAACATCAACAGACGCTATGGTTGATGCCGGTATATTCGCAGCTTTACACATAAACTCAAAATCAGACCCAATACCGCCAACATGAACCTTAAATAAATTAGGTCTGGCTCCTCCACCCATTAACGTTGTTTTAAAAGTATTAACATTAAACATTTTTTATTCTCCTTATTTTAAAATTATTCTTATTATATTTATATTTAGAATTTACCAACGACTTCATTAAACTCAACACCGGTAGCAACTGCAACAAAATTTAATTGAATAAAGTTAATTGAACGAGTTGGTTTTATGTATATATCACCAACAAATCTATTAGAATCAATAACTGTTGATGTATTATTAGTAGTATCACATACAACTTTAAAATCATATATTCCACGTCGTCCTTTAACATCACGTAAGAATGGTTCTACCATAGATACAAACTGAGATCTAGTGAAATCATCATTAAACTCAAATAGTGTTTGATTTGAAGCCGACTCTATTAATTTCTCTAAAACTATAAATAATCTACGAACATTAATTCTATCAAAGGATGTAGATTTTCTAGTGAATGTCTTATCACCGTACAATATAGTACCTTGTCCTGGGAAAGTACATACAGGATTTATTGACTTCTTATACAACATATCACGGTCTGTTCTATTTTGCGCAAAACGTAATTTAGTAACATTTTTAATACCACCACGATCAAACCCTGCAGGAGAGAACCATGGATCTCTGTCCTCATCAGTTCTAGACATCACACCCGCTATATCACCACATAATGGCAACCAGCGATAAGTGTCATTAAATACGTCATATTGATATTTAAAGTTAGAATCGGCAAATGCATAAGTCTGCATAACATGATCAGTCAATGTAAGTCTAACAGAATCAAAAAACGTAATAACGTCATCAACATTGGTTGACATTAATATATGTGGGGATAAAAGTGCCACAATATCTTTTCTCGAATACGCAGCATCTACTAAATTTGACAAAAACACCTTATATTCAGTTACATTTAAACCGTCACCAGCACCAAACAATAAAGATATATCAGATACTTCTTTATTCTTAAATGGTAATATTGCACGTATCCAATCACCGGCGACTAATTCACCGTCATTCCCATCCGCTAATATATATTCATGATCCCCACTTGACAAGAGGTTTACATAAACACGAATATCACCAACAAGACTACTATTCCAAACGTTTCTTTGTCCTAAACTTTCCCTATAAGAGTTTGGTACACCTAGTACCCATATTAACTCTGATTGTGCATTAATGGTATTAATCCAATTTGAGGTACCTGTTCCTTTAATAAGATTAATAAAAACCTCAGTGACTTCATTGTTGCCAAAATCATCTGTCCGTGTTATCACAACTGCTAAGTCATTAGACTCATCAAATATCATATCTAACTTATCTGACCATTGTGAATGTTCTATAGTGTCTATATCAATTAGATAAACTCTGATATTATTGCCACTTTTACCTGCATATCTGGCAGCAAAAATAGAATCACCAGTATAGTTATCAACCGTATCTTTATTTAAAACTAAAATTCCATTTGCAGTTCTAACATTATATATTGCACCTATACTTTCCAATACAAATTCACGTAAAACAACACCGTCATATAATGGATCAGTAATATATATACGTTCATTTGTAGTGCTATCTGGTAAAATACCATATTGTGATACTGAACTTAATTCAGAACCCCCTGAAAATAATTTAATAGAACCACCGGTAATTCTTACAGATGTAGGTAAGTTGAAGGTATCACGTTGTGGTACAACGACTTCAATACCAGTTACCGCAGTAAAAGATGCTTCGGGTAATAATACACTATAATCATATGTAAGTGCAGTTAAATCTAAATTAGCACCAACTGTCATACTAGTAACCACTATACTACTAACACCTGACGAATCTATTGTGACAGTAACTGTTAATACTGCAGGGGTTGCACCAGATGAAGTCACCGATATAGTTCCACCAGTGACTGCTTTTAAACCAAATGATGGACCAAATACGATAGTAGTAAGATCAGTAGGCACATCTAAAATACCAGATACAGTAGCAACCCACGTACTAGTTACATCACCAACTGGATTTTTTCTAAGATCTGGAAAATCTGCAAAACTAAGTCTTGCATCATCATTTAATATATCAATACTCCAAGGGTTAAAAGTATCACCAGATAATGGAGACACCCCTGTGGCATAATTATATGCCGTTAAAAGTTTTACCGTTATTGAATCATTAAGAGTTTCAAATACTGATGGTTGTCCTAATACATGAGTATAATTTCCTGTCCAATCAATAGGTACTCCAACTAATACATTATTTTCAGATAATGTAGTACCATTTGATGCTAAAGCCGCACCGGATCCATCATACTCTACACCAATTGCATGAGTACTACCAACATAAAACGATCCCATACTATATGGAGAACTTGTAAACTCCGAACCAAAAGTACCAGACCAACTAGAAGGTAAAAGTGACACACCATCATTCACATAATTATTGTTTGATTGTATTACACCGTTGGAATCGGTATTGGAAAAACTTATAAATTTATGAATAGTTTCAGCAGTTGGAGATGGTACAGAATCTACTGCATTTGTTGTTGAATCTTCATTATATAAACGTGATATTTTTAAATCACGTGAGTAACTTAGGTAATTTTTAGCAGTAAAAAACGACATAAAACTGTCATTTGTTGGTTTACCAAAAGTATCTTTTAATTCTGTAACTGTTGATACTGTAGTTACACTGTCAGATAACCCCAACGGTCCCCATGAAAATATACCAACTAAACCACCAGATGTTGTTGCGGTTTGTGGTACTGAGTCTGTTAAATCGATTTCCGATACATTTACTCCTGGACTAATTTGAAAAGCCATTTCGATCTCCTTATATGTTAATGGAATATTGTTTTATTTTATATACGATAATAATATTTATAATATTCCACATTCAGTCACCCTATATGGATTCCCAAACATCCCCAATTGAATCAACTGTTATTTCTTTTTCTTCCTTATTATTTATAAACCCAAATGGAAGTATTTGTTCTTCCATATATCGTACTCTTTCTTTATATAATTCTTCTCTAATGTTAATATCAGATAAATCCTTAAAATAATTATCAGTAGTTGCCCATGCAAACATCACCAAAGTATCTACCAAATCATCATTTCTACCACTATCTGCTTCAAATTTTAATCCTTTAGATATAAATGATGATAATTCATCAATAGTGTTAAAATCATTTACTATTAATTTATCTTCTTCTATTAATGATTTTAAGTTAAAACAACCAGTTTTTTTTGTAGCTTTTGTTGTTCTAACTCCTATATTGATATTCTTTCCTGTTTCATTTGATATAAATTGTCCTTTTCGTGGATCAGTTTTAGTGTATATCATATTAGGATACTCCAATTCTGAATGTAATATATCAGAAACTTGTGCCCCTATATCGTTTATTTCAACCAATATATAAGATTCATTATATAAATCTGCAACTAATTTAATAATATTTGGATATACTAATGGTGGAATTTCATTAGACCTATATGTTGCAACTTGAACATATGGTAATTCCGTAACGTCCAACACAGAAAATGCAGAATAATCACTCCCTCTTGCACGTGACACATCAACAGTTAACCAGTATATATGATTAATTATAGGATCATGATAAATAAATAATGTTCCATCATATTTTACTTTTATCGGGTTCATATATGATAATGACTTTAACTTACTACCCGTAATTAAAGTATTAGAACTACCTAAAAAATCACACTCAAACTCTTGTTGAAATTGTAATTCTGAAGTATTATTTATAGTTGTCTGTTTCCATTCCGCATCTCTGCCTGGAAGTTCAGACCAATGAACTTCTATATTTTCATAAGAATTTCTTTTATGTATTGAATCATTCCATAATTTATAAAAATGATTCATACCATATGGTGTAGATACTATGATTACTTTAGTGGATTTACCTGATGATATAGTAGGATATACTGAACGAAAAAAATCTTCCGCCATTTCATTAGGAACAAATGCAAACTCATCTAAAAAAAGTATATTAAAGGAACTACCACGTACAGCACTAGAAGATGTTGCAGAGGCTAGAATTTTACACCCATTTTCTAATTCTATATTAGTTCTATTCCAAACAACAACACCTTGTTGTAACCAAAATGGCAAATTCTCATAACTTCTTTGTAATCTTCCTAATAATTCTCTTGCGGTGGATAATTTATTTGCCAAAATAGCAATAGATATATCGTTATTGAATAATACCTGATGTAAAAAGAAACTAATACATGTAATAGATTTACCAGATTGTCTTGCCATTTTACATATAGTGAATCTAGATTCACTAAAAGTATGAATCATTTGTTCTTGAAAATCATATAACTCAAATGGTATTAATCCTTCATCTAAGTTAATTATTTGAACATAAGTTTTTATAAAATAGATAGGGTCGTCCATACATAATTTGTATTCTCTTACCGTTTCTTCAGTCCATTGTATCTCAACTTCTGGTGATTTTAATCTCGGATTTTTATTATATATCTCTGTCATTGTCTTTCATCATCTTCAAAAAATCCTTTGTATTACCAACAAAAACATTATTATTAACAACATTTTTTCTAGTAGAATCTTTAATATCAAGTTTGTCCATATTTTTTTGTAATATCACAAGTTCTTTTGTCAACTCACCTGTAGTTTTCAACAATTGTGATACTACCTCAAATGCACGTGGATGTTCACTTTCTTTAGCTAAAGAAAGTATTGATGAAATTGAATCTTCACCATTTCGTATAAGATTATGTAATGTATTTCTAGCATGATTATAATCATTTTTTATCTGTACATCTCTACCTTCATCTATATCTGGCAAAGTTTCTATTATACTAATTTCATTATTATCAGATTGTGGTAATATTTCAATATCTAAAACTTTATTTAATTTCTCATCTATATTATTCATAATCAAGTATTAGTGATATCAGTTGAAAACCCATAATCATCAACGGGGGTAGCTGTTATAGGATCAGGTGTGGTAGTAGAAATTGATGCCGCACTATTATCAGAACCGGATACAGTTGAAGTGATTTCTCGTACAATTGGAATTTCTTTATCATTACCATATAAAAAACCTTTCATCGTAAAAGATATAGTCCAAGTAATTGACCTTTTCGTAAAGAAATCACCATCATAATCATCTTCTAATGATACCATATTTAATACCAATGGAGTATTTCTAAGTAAAGAATTACTAGATAATTCCTTTATAGGTATAGAAAATGATGGAGTGAAATATGGTAATATTTGTTCTAATATTTGTGTACCGTCATCTGCATTCTTTACCATTATAAATAAATCAAATTCAATATCATATGGAACTGGATTATATACAAATTTCTTTGATGTAGATGTTATACTATGGTTATGTCCACCGAGTTTAGATAATTTACGTTCTGAATCATATTGTAACGTAGTTATTTCAAATGCAATTCTAGGTAATTCTATAGTTTTATCATTACCATGAATTAATGCCAAAAATTTCTCACTAGGACCATATGCCAACGGCACTTTAATACTTTTTTGTATAGTATTATCAGAATTACGTCTTACTATTATTATATCATTAAAAATAGAACCAAATGCAATTACATAATTTCGTATTATACTATTATATTGTTCATCATTACCTAACATATTATATCCTATTAATAAGTCTCACTAAATGGATTTTTTACTGAAAAATCTATAACTTCATCAGCTTTACCATCAACACTAAAATTGTCATTATCAGCTGTCACGCTTGTTTCATTGAATATATATTCATGTGTTGCACCTAACATATATATAGAACCAGAAGTATCACCTTTCACGTTATTATTTTGAATAAAATTACCATTTAAATCTTCTAATTTCAATACCTTAGTACCATTATTCCATGATATAACCTTACCCGATGCTGTTAATGTATCAAAATCAACACCTTGATATACTATTTCATCTATAATAAAATCACCAGAACCAGAACCTAATGTAAAATCAACTGTTACTATATTGAGATTAACATTAACATTATCATCAATAAAGTCTAATCCGGTATCAACAACTTCATGTGAAAAATCAAATAATTCTGTAGTTATTTTATATATATATTGTTTTCCTAATTGAAAAAATGGAACATCATCTTCAATAAATGTTATTGAAAACATTTTATCAGCTAATGGGAAATAT